GAGAGTGGGGTGTTAGCAATCAAGGGTGTCTATGCATACATGGACAACCTACTTGTTACTAATATTTTCTATGGCTAAAAAGGGTCCTTCTCTCTCTGTTGGTCGGGGCGAGAAGCTACCGATCTCTAAGGGTGCAGGCCTGACTGCCAAGGGCCGGGCTAAATACAATGCTGCTACAGGCAGTAATTTAAAAGCGCCTCAGCCTAAAGGTGGTCCACGAAAAGATTCTTTCTGTGCTCGTATGTCCGGGATGCCCGGTCCTATGAAGGATGAGAAGGGTAAACCTACACGCAAGGCGGCAGCCTTGGCAAGATGGAAGTGCTAAATGGAAGTCAATACAATTTGGTTAGCAATCCTTTCTGCTGCCTTTGGCGGATTGTGGTTTTTTATTCGCGAGAAATTTGACGAGCTTAAACGAATTGACATTTTGTTAAATAAGACTCGTGAAGAGATTGCTCGTGACTACACAACCAATGCAGAGGTGCAAAGAATTACCGATCACATTGATCAAAGGTTTAACAGGCTTGAAGAGAAGATTGATCAGCTTATTCGGGTAGGAAAATAATGTATTTAACAAGCAACATTCCGTATTTTAAATGTTGGGTAAGAAAAGAATTTACAAATGGCCATCAGAAGTATCAAGGTGAGTACCTTCATGCGTTGGCTGTAGCGGTAACAACCATTCCGGATAGAAGCTTGAGTTTTCAAGTTATTTTTACGGGCTGTGAAGCCGATGATGGCAGTCAAGAGAATGTCCATGGCGGTGCGATGTGGGCACGGATGCCCCTTGCGGCTTTAGTTGGAGACATTCCTTTAGAGGTATGGCCAGAACGTATGTTGAATCATTTATCGCAGCCTTGGGACTGCAATTCATACAATCACTCCATCATCAGTTTGGAGCGGGCAAAGCCTTCTCCTTGGTTGTGCAAAATTAACAATGAATTTTTTACCGGTAGGTACTTGTTCACGGTAGACTATGCGGAAAGCGACGTATCTGAGGATCCATCGCAGCACAAACAGAGTCATGTGTTGATACTGACTGATGCGGGCAAGTGGACTGGAAATATTGTGGCGCTGCCTAACAACAGGGTCCGTGTAACGAGTCCAGCGTATTGGGTTACAGGACAGGGAGCGCCTGATTTTAGGCCTAACCAATGGATTCACTGTGCGGAGCAAGATGACTCGTACATGGATGCGGAAGAAACTTTTAACAACCTCTATCAGGAGAAAAAAGATGATGAACTCTAAGATGATGGCCAGCGGTGGCATGATGAAATCTAAGATGGGTGCCAGCGGCGGCATGAAGAAAAAAGGCTATGCTGCAGGCGGCGCTGTTGATATGGCCGGCCCAGAGGGCAAGACCATGAGCCAGCCTGTTAAGAAGACAGTGTCTGGTGAGACTGTTTCAGTGCGCGGCGTAGGTGCAGCCCGTGCTCAAAAAGCAACTATCTATTAAAAAATGACTACCTCTGGCGTCTCCTCCTACAACCCGGACTTCGATGAGATCATCACCGAAGCGTATGAACGCTGCGGCGTGCAAGTCCGGGATGGATATGACGTTTTATCTGCGCGCCGTTCATTGAACTTGATGTTTGCTGAGTGGGCTAATCGCGGATTAAATTTGTATACGATTGAGCAGCGGCAGGTGGTTTTAGTTGCTAATACGTTTGAGTACACGTTGCCGGATGACACAGTAGATGTTTTGTCTGCGGTGATACGTACCAATTCTGGTCAGTCTGATCAACAAGATATTACGATTGATCGGATTGGCAGTGCAGAGTATTTGCACACACCCAACAAGTACACCCCTTCCCGTCCTGCACAGTTTTATGTGCAGCGCACGGTGCCGGCAAAGCTGTTTTTGTATCCCGCGCCCGATGCAACGCAGCAATACATCTTTCGCTACTATGGCATTCGCCGTATACAAGAAACTGGTGCAGTCACCAATACAGCGGACATTTCTTTTCGTTTCTTGCCTTGTTTAACTGCAGGTTTAGCGTATTATTTGGCTGTTAAAAAAGCGCCAGATCGTATTGCTATGCTCAAGCAGTTTTACGAAGAAGAGTTTGCTCGGGCAGCGGCAGAGGACAGAGAGCGGTCTAGTTATTTTGCAGTACCTACGTATACGGAGAGTTACTGATGGCTGGGTACACTTCTGGCAAATTTGGTCTTGCTCTGTGTGATCAGTGTGGTCAGCAGTTTAAGTTAAATCAGCTTAAAAAAGAGTGGACTGGGTTTAAGGTCTGCGATGAATGCTATCAGCCTAAGCACCCGCAGCTTGAGCCTAAGCGCACGTTAAACGAGCCTCAGGCGTTGTTGGAGCCGCGTCCTGAGGGGCGACTAGGCGTTAACGTTTATGTAGGGGACACGGGAGATACTTCTTTTGCAAGTATTGGCATGCAGCCCATGCCTCCTGCAAGAAATTTAGTAGCTGGCGCTATGCTTGGAACAGTTACAACGAGCATCACATGAACTATTCTGAATTAACCGCGGCTATCCAAGCGTATACCGAAAATACCGATACATCTTTTGTAGCGCAGATCCCTGTTTTTGTTAAACAAGCAGAGCAACGAATTAACAACAGTGTTCAGGTTGCTAATCTGCGCCAAAACGTAACAGGGTTTATGACCCCGGGCAACAAGTATGTAGATTGTCCATCAGATTTTCTTTCTACTTATTCTTTAGCCGTGTACGCTGTGGCAACACCGACTGCAACAGGAACGGCGGCAGCTTTTACCGTTGTAGTGTCCAGTGCTACAAATATTGTGGCGGGGATGTATGTTTCTGGGACCGGAATTGCAGTGGGTGCAGTGGTTTCTACGATTGTAGGAACAACTGTTACGCTCACAATTGCTAATACGGCAACTGTATCTGGCACTTTGACATTTCAGGGCGATTACACTTATTTGCTTAATCGAGACGTTAACTTTATTCGAGAAGCATATCCAAACCCTTTGCAACGGGCCAAACCAAAACACTATGCTATTTTTGGGCCTAACAGCGGCAATGACAACGAGCTGGTGTTTATAGTGGGGCCAACCCCTAATGCTGCGTATGGAATGGAACTGCACTATTACTATTATCCTGAGTCTATTGTTACGGCGGGTACTTCATGGCTTGGCGACAATTTTGACACGGTGCTTTTGTATGGCTCGCTTGTTGAGGCTTACACCTACATGAAGGGTGAGCAAGACATGATGGCGCTGTACAACGGTAAATACCAAGAAGCGTTAGGGTTGTTGAAGAATTTGGGCGATGCCAAACAACGTGGCGATGCTTATCAAGATGGTCAAGTTCGCTTGCCAGTGAGGTAATTAATGATTACCGCAGGATTGACCAACAGTTTTAAACAACAGCTTTTGTTGGCTGTGCATGACTTTAGTGTGGACACGATAAAGATTGCGCTGTACACGTCTTCTGCTACGTTAGATGCAAGCACCACTGTATACACCACCCCCAATGAAACATCTGGAACGGGGTATACAGCAGGTGGAGAAATTCTTACAGGGGTTACGGTAACCCTAACGGGAAACGTTGCGTATGTGTCTTTTAGCAATCCAACGTGGAATGGTTCATCCTTTACAACACGGGGGGCACTACTTTATAATTTCTCTAAAAGTAATAAATCAATAGGGGTGCTGAACTTTGGAGTAGATCAAACCACAGTAAACCAGCAATTTCAAATTCAATTCCCGCCTAACAATGCGGATAACGCGCTTATACGAATTAATTAAAGGAGTCATCATGACCATTGAAAAAACTAAAGCCACTGACACTGTTTCTAGTGGTCTAACTTGTAACACCAAAGCCGGTGAGGACGCAAAGGCAACCGGCCTATTTGAGATCAAATGCCACGACAAAGACGGCAACTTAAAGTGGGAAGCGCAGTCTAAAAACTTGGTGGTCAACGCGGGTCTGGCATACATGGCTGGGACTGCTCTAACTTCAGTCACTCAGATTACATCTTTCTTCCTTGGGTTGTACGGCGCTGGCGCTTCTAATACGCCTGCGGCGGGTGATACAATGGCCTCTCACGCTGGTTGGACAGAAGATACTACTTACAGCAATGCAACCCGTGTGGCGGCTACGTTTGTAACAGCGACAACAGCTAACCCTTCTGTAGTGACTAACTCAGCTTCACCAGCCGTGTTTAACATCAATGGAACCACCACCATAGGTGGCGCGTTTTTAACAAGCGGCAGTGTTAAAGGCGGCACAACAGGAACATTGTTCTCTGCGGCTGACTTTGGTTCTCCGGGTGACCGTTCTGTGGTGAACAGCGATACTTTGTCTGTGACTTACACATTCAGCTTGGCGGCTTAATATGGCCGGGTGGGGTGACGGCGCATGGGGTGACAGCGGTTGGGGCGGCTTTGTCGCCTACGACAGCACCATCGACGAAACCTCTACAGGCACAGACGCGGTTGTAGCAAAGTTTGACACATCTGGTTTAGTAGGTGAAACAGCTACTGGATCGGATGTAATTGCGGCAGGTAAGATATTTACCTCAACCATAACGGAAACCTCTACAGGCACAGACGTTACCGAAGGGGGGCCGTTGTATGCTACAAGGGTAACAGAGGCAAGCACAGGCACAGACGCGATTTCTTCGGTCATAGCTGTAGGCGCGGTAATTACCGAAACGGCTACGGGTGCAGATGCAACAGTAGGCGGGGAAATTTATTCAGCAACGATTGCTGGAACGGCTTGGGGACAAAACGGTTGGGGCAGTAATTCGTGGGGTGGAGAAGGTGAGTTAGCTACCGCTACTGATGCGGTAGCTTCTACTTTAACGCTTAATCCAACAGTAAGCGAAACGGCAACGGGCACGGATGTTGTAACTGCGGGTATAGCGTTTGTTTCTAGTATTACAGAAACGGCAACGGGCACGGATGTTGTAACTGCTACACGGACTTTAAGTCCCGCAGTAAGTGAAACGGCTACAGGTACGGACGTTATTTTGGCTAACGCAGGGTTTGCAAGTGCGGTAACCGAAACAGCAACCGGAACAGATAATATAGCTGGAAGTCTTGTATATTTTGGAGATATACAAGAAACAGCGACAGGCACAGACGCAGTAACGGCGGTAGTTGTAGTTAATACGGCAATTACAGAAACCGCTACGGGAACAGATGCAATTACAACACAAGTAGCGTTTAAAGGCACAATTACTGAAAATGCAGTGAGTGCAGAAACTTTAACAGCGGCGGCGGTTTTTTTGGCTTCTATGAATGAGCTAGCAACAGGTACAGATGGATTGACTGCACGACCATTCTGGGAAATAATTGACAATACGCAAACAGCAGGTTGGGTTGCTGTTGCAACGAACTAGGAGTTAAAAATGGCATCAACATGGTCAGCACTTAAAATAGAGTTGCTTGAAACAGGGCAAAACTCAGGTCAATGGGGTAACCTTACCAACACAAATCTGGGTGATGCAGTTTTGGGAGAGGCCATTACAGGCTCTGCCACAGTAAATTTTGCAACGGACGCAGATGTAACAATTACGCTTACCGACTCAGCAACCACCCAAGCGGCTAGAAATCTGCGTTTAAACATTACAGAAAGCTCCACGGGCATAGGTTCTGTACGTAATTTAATACTGGGTTCTGGTTGCCAGATTGAGAAGTTTTACCTTATCAATAATACGGGCACAGGCGCTAAAACAGTTAAGAACACTTCAGGCACTGGCATATCTGTTCCCGCGGGCAAGGCAACTTTGGTCTTTAACGACGGCACAAATGTTGTAGATGCATCTTCTTACTTTACTTCTTTGACGCTGGGTTCTGCATTACCAATTGCTTCTGGCGGTACTGGAACTACATCAACTACGTTTGCCAATCTAACAACCAATGTAACAGGCACACTGCCCATCGCCAACGGTGGAACAGGCACGACTTCAACTACGTTTGTAAATGCTGCTACAAACGTAACGGGAACGCTCCCGGTCGCCAACGGCGGCACTAACTTGTCTTCTGGCACATCCGGCGGTGTTTTAGCTTACACAGCTTCTGGTACTTTGGCTTCTTCTGCCGCTTTAACTGCAAACAATGTGGTGGTTGGTGGCGGTGCAGGTGCTGCCCCTTCTTCTACAAACTTACTGGCTATCTCTGCCGCTGTAACATCAGGCAACTACATTAAAGCAATTGGCTACGCCGACACAGTCACAGCGCTGGGTAACACCGGCACAGCAATCAACCTTGATTTAACAAGCGGCAATGTATTCTCTGCAACACTCAACGGTAGCGCCACAATTACTTTACGTTTTCCAGTATCATCAGGCGCGTCTTCGTTTACACTGATATTGACAAATGATGCAACGCCCGGTAGAACAGTCGCTTTTGTTGGTTCAGGCGCAACAATGAAATTCCCCGGCGGCGCAGCATCGCTTTCACGAACAACAACCGCAGGCGCAATTGATATTTGGTTTTTCTTTACCCCTGATGGGGGTACAACTTACTTTGGCTCAATCCCAATGGCCAACCTTATAACTTAACTAGGAGTTAAAAATGGCACTAACCGCTGAACAACAATCTCAAGTTGACGTTTCCAACGCAATGGAAGCAACGCGTCACACTAATCAAATGGCGCTTCAGTCTAAGCAAGCAAAACTGGAAGCAGTTCGTTTGGCTAAAGAAGTGTTAATTGAAAATGCACGCAGCAAAGCTGTGGACTCCCGTGATGTGGCTGCGGCTGACATTACTGCTTTTGCTGGAACATTGGTTGCATACATTGATGCCTGATGGACAGGTTTGAGTACTTCTCTAGTTGCGTATACCGCGACGAACAGCCTGACTGGGTTGGATATACTCAGCAGGTTGTTCAGAAGTATTACGACCAAGCTGCATCCAACGGCATGTTGGATCAAACAGACCACATGGCGGGTGACCCAGATTTAAAATTTCTGGTCGATTATTTGCTGTTGGCATCTGACACAATCTTGCGTGAGCAAGGCTATGACATGGACAAGTACGAGTTGTATGTGTCTGGTCTGTGGGGGCAGGATGTTAAATGCAATGGTGGCACCAATGTTCATGTGCACAAACATAGCCAAATTTGTGGGTGGTTTTTTTTGGAAACACCAGAAGGCTGTGCATACCCTGTGTACCACGAGCCGCGTATGAACAAACAGATAGTCGAGTTGGATTACGTTCAAGGCAATGAGCTTACAAATGCATCTTCGTTAGTGCATTTTAACAATGTCAAGCCCGGCACAATTTTGATGGCAAACTCTTGGATGCAACATCAATTGACGCAGAACTATTCACAAGAACAAACAAAGTCTGTACACTTTATCGTTTCACATAAGGATCGTGCATGCAGCATTTGTTGACCCCCTACGCGCTTCGAATTGAACCTTGGGTTTGGTGGGAAGGTGCGTTTACTGAGCAAGAATTAAACTGGCTTCAAAACAAAGCCAAGCACGCCGAACAAAATGCGCAACTAGGTGGTGGGAGAGTAGATCAAAATATTAGAAGATCGCAAGTATCATGGCTCAACAACACAGCAGATACAAAATGGGTGTTTGAAAAACTTGCTGATGTGG